GGAACGCCGGTCACTACCGCAATTGATTATGTGCGGGTGACATTTAATTATAGCGGTACCGCAACGACCTCATGTCGGGTTGATAATATCATCGTAAAACTCGGTTCGATTTATAATATTCAATACTACAGCAAATATTTATTCCAAAATTCCAGCGGAACGTGGATTGAAAAACCGACCGCGGATACCGATGTAATAAATCTTGATACGGAAAGTTACAACATCTTTTTCTATGAATTAATGGAATTGGTCGCGCAAGAAATTCAAGCGGAAGATGCTTCTTTTGATGTTGATTTTTGGAAATCAAAAAAGAAGGATGTAAAATCTTTGTGCCCTGCCAGGCTACTACGGGTAATAGCTTTTTAGAAGAACCTAAACTACTACAAGAGTGGATAAAATAAAAGAACTTCAAACAAGATACAGCGAATCCTTTGAGTTTTTACAGGCTCGTAAGAAAAGACAAGCCAATCAATTAAAACTCTTAGTGAACTTGCAGAGAGGCGACCAAACTATCGCTTCAACTTTACTGCTTACATTGTTTAATCGTGTGATGTCTTCACTCTATGACGACAAGTTGCAGATTAAATTCTTGCCAAGTCAAGGAATAAATCAAGACCAAATCAATGCCTATAACATATTAGCCCAGTCCGATTATTTAGAAATGGGTAAAGCCAAATTAGATTACGATTGGTGTTGGGATACTCTATTCTACGGGCGAGGATACATGGAGACTCTTAACTTTAACAAAAAACGCAAGATAATGACACCTCATGTTATCAATCCCTTAGTGTTTGGCTATGACCCTATCGTTTCTGAAGTCCAAGAGTGGAGATACTATTGGAAATGGATTACCAATAATAAATGGGAGTTGGACAAATTGATTAAAAGCGGAAAGATTACGGGCATTAAAGACACGAAAGAAATTCCCTCTGGCGTGGATGGTTACCTTTGGGAATATAAAACTATTGTAGACCAAGCCAGAGAAGGAATAGTCCCTGTGCCTGACCCTGGAACACAAGACGTTTTTCAGATTTTAGAGTTTTATTGCTATGACGATGATGGAGATAAGTCTGTGTACTGGGTGGATAAAAATTTCAGTAAACTATTGATGGAGGAAAAGTTGGAGTTGGACGATGGAGAGGATGGGGATTCAAAATGGCCTATTGTGGTCAAGGAAAGTTACCGGCAACCACATAGTTCCATTCCATTCTCCATCGCTGACTTATTAGACGATAAACACCGAGCCAAGTCTGTGCTTTTGAATCTTGCATTTATCGCCGCCAAAGATGAAGCTAATCCTATATACCTCTATAACTCTGACAAAGTAGACGATGTAACCCAATTTCTTTCAAGACAGGTCAACCAACATATTCCGGTATCGGATGTAGTGGATGCTGTTGCTCCGCTTAATAAAGCCCCCTCAATGTCTCCTGAGTTAATTAACTTTATAAGAGTATTAGAAAGTGAAGCGGAAGATCCTATGGGTGCGGGTAGACCGATGCAACCAGAAGGTGGAGGAGGTAAGCAAACAGCTACTCAAGCCGCCATAGACCAACAGTTAAATGATATGTCCCAGTCTCTTCTTTCAAAGGTAATGCAATTCGGAGAGTCGGAGTTCTGGTCTCATTGGTTTCATAGATACGCTAAAAACGCTGGTAGTTTAGGCTCAAAGATGGCAAATATTGTAGGAGTTAAGGGTGTGGACTCTAAGGAAATCGATTTGTCGGTTTTCCACACCGAATATCCCCCAGGTGTCATGGTATATTCAGCAAAGGAGGCGGAATACAAAGAATTAGTTTTACGTAGAGATTTAATGCAACTCTACCCTGCATTAGTTCAAACTCTTGACCCTGATGGAATCCGCAATTTTAATAAGCATGTGTTCTTTCCCAAATTCCTACAAGACCCATCTTTGATTGATGTGATGTTGCCTAAAACCATAGATGAAATGAAAGCCGAGGAAGAAAACGAGCAGTTAAAACAAGACTCTCTTCCTGAAGTCGCCCCAACAGACAACCACACCACCCACATTTACACTCATCACATGGTTCAACCGAAGACTTGGTCAACTTGGCTTCACATCATGGAACACGAAGAAATGTTAGCCGAACAAAAAGCTCAGGAACAACAAATGATGCAAGAGGAGATGATGGGCCAGTCATCTCTTGGGGGTAAAGGAAAGGTCGGAAAAGAAAAGTCTAGTCCAATGGCCCAGGCTAGTCCATTAAAAACTGAGTTAAAAAATAAATAATATGAAAAAAACAAAGAAAAGTTTTAAAACTGTTAGTAAGACAACTGCTACCTCTGACATAGCCCTAACGATGGATGCTGGTGGTTATGTGGTAGAAGTACCGATAGGCACTCCAGGTTCAATCGTACCCGAAGTCCTTGAAGTCAAAGTAAATAAATTAGACATAGGGTTCCCTAGTGAAGACTTAAACAAAGTGGTCGCAAAATTAAACGAAGTAATAGAGAAATTAAATGGTTAATCCATATCCAAAATTACCCAGAGATACTGGGCAAGAAGCAATGCAAGAGTATCCTTCTCCAAAGGTAGCGCTAGCCCGCTACGCCCCAGACAATTCTTCGGCTTCTTCGGTAATAAGTGTTTCACACGACACAACTGCTATCGAAGTAGCGGCGGTTACCACTCCTGCAGTCCTACGTTGGGTACTTGCCACGGGAGACAGTTCCAGTGTTATAAGTATTGCTGGAGGCACAGCGAACTTTGATCATGTTATTCCAATTTCCACTGTCCGTAGATTTGCTTTGCCGATTGAAACCCAAGTGACCAATCCACAAAGTGTTCAAGGGGCAAATAGACTAAACGGTCTTTATCAAAGAGTCGCAATTAAATCCATAGGAGTAGGCAGTGTGCTCCTAACAGAATTCTAAAATGATACACAGTAAAAAGGAAATGAATAAAATAATGAAAGAATTTAAAAGAGATACGGGTAAAACCAAAGGAATGACCAGAAAGATGGCTAGGGTAGACAAGGCCGCAAAAAAACATGGTTTTTAGGTCGAGCAATTATTAAAACAAATGAAAAAACAAAATGGGTATAAGATTTCTGTTAAAAAGAATTCGAGTAGTAAATAATGGGATAATCGCCACCGGGCCAGCCTCAACAGCGGGGGGTGTGGCAACTACTTTTACCGTTCCGCAAGACACAGATAATATAGTAGTCAAGATGACTGCTTCTATTAGAACAGGAGGAGTTAGCGCGACTCTACAAACTACTGACGATGGAGGAGCAACTTATTATGATGTTGCTCGAACCAGTATTGTATCAAATGCTAATGGCACGACTGCAGAATGGCTATCAGTTCCTGTCATCGGGAGCGGTCAGAGAACGGGTGTTGTTGTCACTAGTGTGGTAGCAGCAGGTAGCGTTGTCAGTTTCGGAAGCGTAGCAGGGACTATTGGTTCTGCCGCGGCTTCAACTCTTGCACAAAGAGAAGTATCGGGTATGCCACTATTGAGCACGCAAGGTCGTATATTCTTGCAATATACCAGCGCAGTTACGAGTATCCTCGCCGAGGTAGTGGATGTGTATGTTAATAGCGAGTCAGGAACAGCATAATGAATAATGATTTTATAAATCAAGAAGTAGCCCCCGAAGATTCTTCGGTTCTCTTAAGAGAAAGGGTAGAAATACTTACGGAAGTTATAGAAGCATTACAGAATATCGCTAGTTCAAATTATTGGAAAGTTCTTCAACAAAATGTATTCAATGTGGACTTAGACAAAGCCAAGAGTCGGTTGGCGAATGAAAAGGACACAACGGAGATATTCCGATTACAGGGTGAGATTAGATGGGGGGAGAAATTCGACCTTGAAAAACTCATCAAAAAGTATCGGGATGAATTAACAGCTATAAGGAAACAACTATGAACCCAACTACTGTGAGTGCAAATGCTCAGCCACTGAGAGAGATGGAACGCCAGGGGGGAAAAACAGTACCTTATACGAAAATGTATCCTCTAGTTAGAGGAGGGTTATGTGATTGGTGCGGAGTGTTGGATAAAAACCAACCTTCGACCTATCAGTATAAACTCTGTCCCCACTTTAGAGGAATGGGTGCGGAGAGTCCCGAAGGCATTATCAATCCATTTTCTGCGCTGAACGCTTTCCCGCTTTATGTTCTGGGGCGATACTTCGAGAATCGTTTTGATTGCCCGGTCGATTCTGTCTAAAGACTCTTTATGCTTTTGGGTTTGTGCGGGCTTCGCCGTTTCCTTTGGGGCGGTCGGAAGGTCAGGCTTCGCCAGATCCGGGTACTCCGCCAGCACTTCGGGAGGCACGGGCTTGCCTTCCACAAATGCTTTTACCACAATTCCGCGGTGATATTCCTTTGCTTGATTGTCTAAACTATCAAAATCTTGCGCCGCTCTCAGTGTAGATAGTGAAGTCGGATTTACTCCGACTTGTGGAAAGTTGCGTCCCTTTCGGACTTCTTCAACAAACCCTTTGGCGGACATCTCCCACGGTTCTTTCGCCGTCTCAATGCTGGTCTGCTTCTCCGCATCGAATTTCTGGGTGTTGAAGAGATTCGTATTCGCGCTCTTATCCGCCGCCGCTTCTTCCCTGTAATCTCCGGCAATGATCCTCGTCGGCTCCATCTGCTTCTGCGCCGTCAGCAGTGTCGTCTGCCCCGCTTTTTCCTCTGTCTTTTCTGGCATATTAATGACTTTATCCGCCGCTTTCTCGAACTCCTCAAACGTCATCCCCCTTTTCCCGGTCTTTCCCTTTGCGACTTTGCCACTTTGCGACTCTGCCACCGGCCTATCC